GGTAAAAAATGCCCCGCGGGAAAAAAGCTGAGAACAAAAGTGATCTTGAAGGGGCTGAGAAGGCTCGGAAAGGGGGCAGAATGGCTAGCGAAAGACGACCAAAGGATCCAAAGAAAAATCGTAGGCCGCCTGCCACGACCCTTGAAGGCCGCGAACAGCAGCTGATTAGCGCCGCGGTTGACCTGGCAGAGCAGCAGATTCTCAATGGCACCGCTTCGTCACAGGTAATCAGCCATTTCCTCAAGCTTGGCTCGACTCGAGAGAGTCTTGAGCAAGAAAGACTCAAGAACGAGAACATCTTGATGGCCGCTAAGGCCGAAGCAATGCGTTCCGCCGCTCGCGTGGAGGAGTTGTACGGTCAGGCACTCGATGCCATGCGTGCGTACTCCGGTCAGGACCCCATTGGGGGCGATGAAGATGAGAAGTATTAGATCCTATAGCGAGTTGAGACAACTGAGGACCTTCGAAGAGCGGTATCGCTATCTTGCTCTTCGAGGAGAGGTTGGTCGGTCGACTTTCGGTTTCGATCGATACATCAACCAGGGATTTTACACTTCACGCGAGTGGCGGAGCATTCGTGACCGGATCATAGTTCGAGACGAGGGCTGTGATTTGGGTATTCCCGGCTACGAGATCCATGACAGGATCTACATCCATCACATGAACCCGATGGTTGCTGCCGACATCGTCAACGGAGAGGAATACATCTTAGATCCCGAGTACCTAATCTCGACCACACACAGAACACACAACGCCATCCACTACGGAGACGAAAGTCAGCTCGCGATTCCTCGCGAACCGAGACGTCCGGGCGACACTAAACTGTGGTGATCAAAAGAAGGGAGTGATTCATGAGCATGGCGACCGGGACCATCGGAATTGATTCGGCGAGTCGTGTCGATCCAGTCGCAGCCTACAAGGCTGGGTCGAGATTCCAGGTCCGTTACTCCGCTGCCGCTGCCACGGATCCAAATCATTCGTCGTATGCCAAGAATGCCAAGAAGCTCTGCCAGCCGGGTGAGATCAACGCGATCATCCAGAGTGGTCAGGATTTCATGGCCAACGACGAGTGGTATGTCGACCGCATCAAAGAAGGTGCGCCGGCCGCTGAGCAAGATGCTCCGGTAACGCTGAAGTTCTGGCGTTCACGAGGTCTTTCGCCTGGCGCAACGATCAGTCTAAATCTCGACACGGGATACACGTCGAGTATGCAGTCTGGCATCGATGCATATTTCGATCGCACGAACAAGATCTGGGGCGGCGAGTACGTCGCAGATAAGTTCTACGGGCCTCTCGCGTGCGCACGACAGTTGGCTCGCAGCGGTCGAATCAAGCACTACTGGATTCCCGAAGGCGCAAGCTTCTTCAGCTCCGACGACAAGCTGGTGAATGCGCCATATCCCGCGAACAGCGTGTGGGATCTCTGGGCTCCAACCCCAAGCCAAGTCAACTACGCCATCAAATTCCTGCTCGACTACATCGGGGCAGATGCGAGGTTCCTCCAGTCGATCATCTGGCAGGACCTGAACCACATGCTCGGCGGTGCCGCGGATCAGAACATCGTCCTCAAGGGCACGCGCATGGGTTCACACCTCGACCACGCCACCAAACCTCAAACGGAGGATCTTTCAATCGTGGATGCCGAAACCAAGTCCTACTTGGACAACATGCAGTCCAATCTTGCTCATCACATCGATGTCGCCATCAAAGAGAATCTGCCGCGTGCGGTTCTGATGGTGCTGTCAGGCCAGCCGAACAGCATGTACACCGCTGCCGACATGGCCGGCGACTACAAGGGCTTCGTGACGAACTCGGTCTACCAGCAGCTGGCTGGCCAGGAAGCCGCGCTCACTGCCATCGCCGAGAAGACCGGTCTCTCGGCCGCAGAGATCGGCGCGATCGTCGCTGATGCTCTCGCCAAGAATGTGGTCGACGTCGACATCAACGTTCACGGCACTCCGACCACGACGAACCAGCCCGGTCCGGTGATGCAGTAACACCAATCCAGCCGAGTCACTAAAGGAGGTGACCCTATGACCGACAGCATTCTCGATAGTACGAAGAAGAACATCGGCCTCGACGCTGATTACACCGCGTTTGATCCAGACGTGATCATGCACATCAACTCGGTCTTCTTCACGCTCAACCAATTGGGGATCGGCCCGGAGGCCGGCTTCGCAATCGAGGACAGCGCGGCCGTGTGGTCGGATTTCCTCGGCAGTGACCCTCGTCTGAACGCAGTAAAGACATACGTCACGCTTCGGGTCCGTCTTCTCTTCGATCCGCCAGCGACGTCATTCACAATCGAGTCCATGGAACGACAAATCGAAGAACTCGAGTGGCGTCTCAACGTGTATCGAGAGGAGACGGCCTGGGTGGATCCCACAATGGAGCCTCCACCCGACGACGTAATCATCGACGGCGGTTCGGCCTAGGAGGGCAGCATGGCGTGGCGCATCGAACATCGGCGAGACACCGCTGCGGATTGGGTGACCAAGAATCCCATCCTTCTTCCAGGCGAGATCGGCGTCGAGATCGACACGAACAAGTTCAAGATTGGCGACGGTGTTCAGTCTTGGACAACACTTCACTACTTCATCGATGAAACAGGCGTCGGCGCATTGATCGCGCAGGCTGTCATCGATGGGGTCCAAGGGCCAGCGGGAGAGTCGTCTTATCAGCTAGCTGTAGACGGCGGATTCGTCGGCACACAAGCAGAATGGCTGGCTTCTCTCGTTGGTCCGAAGGGAGACCAAGGTGACCCAGGTACTCCTGGTGCCCCGGGAAGTCCTGGAGCTCCTGGCACGGATGGACAATCCGCGTACGAGATCGCAATGTCCGATGGATTCAGTGGTACTGAGTCTGAGTGGCTTGCCTCTCTCGTCGGTCCTGCCGGAGCAGACGGCGCCGACTACACCGGACCCACCATCACCGTCGCAACCACCGCTCCGTCCGGCCCTGCCGTCGGAGATGTCTGGATCGACACGAGCTCATGAGCCTTCACGGAAGCACTGATTTCGCTGAGCACCTGAGCATATTCTCGCCCGGTTGTCCAACGCTCCCAAGTGCTCCGTACACTGTCGCGTGCTTGTTCCAGAACCTTCCTGGCAAGGATTCAAATCTGTGGTACGCCTATCAGCCCGAGAACTTCGCACAGGTGAACCTATATTTCGACGGAAGTTTGTGGAACAACTTCAAGCAGTCAACCGATTTCCTCGATATTTCGTCCTCGCATTGGTACTGGCTGATTACCGCGAAGATGGAAGGGGATGTGGCGCCTGAATCTCACGTTGCCACGTATTCCGAGTCTGGCGTACTGACCTGGTCGCATAGTTTCATGAATGGGACACGTGCGAACTATCAGAACATGAATCGTTTCTCCATCGGAGACGAGTTCGCCAATGGCATGGAGGGCGACATGGCCCTTCTCGCTGCTTGGACGTCGAAGTTGAGCAACGCAGAGATCGAGGCAATTTTCCTCCGGAGCTCAAAAGCGATTCTCGATGCTGGTCCTCAGTTCTTCGTGCATTTTCCCGAAGCCGGCGGTCTCGCTGAGCCATTCGTGGATCTTGCTGGAGGAGGAACTGAGGCTTCGCGTAGCGGGCCGTGGACCATGTCTGCGGATCCACCGAGTTTCGATTTCTCTCTCGGTCGTTCGGGAAAACCGAAAGTCTGGGATGGAACCTCGTGGAATCCACATGATGCCAAGGTATGGGACGGTTCGTCCTGGACAAGTCATCCAATGGCAGGATTCGACGGAACTTCGTGGGTTGTGGCTGGTGGGATTAGCGGTCCGCCTTTGGACGAAATCACACTCAGTGCTGCGGTTGTCGATTATCTTTCGACGATTGCTGAAAGTATTTCCAGTCCTACTGCGATGCATACCGTTTCGGTAACGATTCCGACTGGAGCGTGGGGAATCGTGCACGCATGTTGGCAGGCTGGTCAGACTGGTGACGATCTAGCAATTTCAGATAGCGACAGTCACACGTGGACCACGATCCAAGATTTCGATCTAACACAAAGACAAGGTGTATGGGGTTGGTATAATGACACCGGCTCTGACGTCACAACATCGGTCACCATCACCTGGACGTTCAGCAGCAATGGTCCTTGTGGAACGTGGGTTGGAGCGATAGAGAACGCTGCGAATACGCCGCCTCTTGTGGCCGCAGTGCTAAACAACACATCGACCGCAGAAGCTACGGCTACGCCGACACAAGTTGGATCGTTGTTCTGCCTTCATTACTCACAACGAAATCCTTCGACAGACGTTTCTAGTTTCGATGCGAGTTCTGCAGTCGATAGTAGTCCAGCGTCAACCCATTATTTCTCTGGCGGCCCAGCAGCGATGGGCACAATTCACGCTACTGCTGCTTCGTCAGATACCACCACGCCGATTACAGTTGGTGCTGCCGCTCCGACTTCGGCGCAAACCTACGGAGTGCTCGTCGAGTACTTTGCCACGTGAGAGGAGGTTTCATGGCAGGAGTAGCTATTGTCGCAATTCCGAGAGAAGACGATCCGGTGTGGAAAGTCTCAAGCGAGAAGATTCCGCATCTAACGATTCTGTTCCTCGGATCAAACCCAGCAAACATCGATCAGATCGTCAACTACACCGAGCACGCAGCAGAGACTTCTCTCACGCGGTTCGGACTCGATGTCGACCGCCGCGGTTTGCTCGGTCCAGAAGACGCTGATGTTCTCTTCTTCAGCGACGCGTGGGATCTAAAGCGCGTCAAGGACTTCCGGTCCTATCTGTTGAAGGACAACAACATCAAGACGGCTTACGACTCGGCGACGCAATTCCCCGAGTGGACGCCACACCTTACCCTCGGCTTTCCGGCCACTCCGGCGAAACCTGACAATCGAGATTACCCGGGAATCAACTGGGTAAGCTTCGACAAGATCGCCGTGTGGACCGAGAACTACGCCGGTCCTACGTTCGAACTCGAGGTCAACATGACACTAGAGCCAGACATGGCCATGAGCGACGTCATCGACAACATTCTCGAGCATCACGGCGTAAAGGGCATGAAGTGGGGCGTCCGAAAGGATCGGCCGGGCTCCGGTCATCCTACGCATCCAGACGCCGCGGCCGCTAAGACGTCGCACCAGAAGGCTCGTCGGTCGGGCGTCAGCGCACTCAGCAACGAGGAACTGAAGTCCCTCAACAAGCGACTCGGTCTCGAGGCGGAGTTCAAGCGTCTCAACACCAAACCGAAGAGTGACGCACAGAAGCTGATCGAGGAAGAGCTGAAGCGACTCGGTCGTCAACATCTACCAAAGCTCGCTGCCAAAGCCGCCATGAAGGTGGGTGCCGCAGTCATAGCTGGCTGAAAGAGGTGAGCAATGGGCCTGTCGAATACGGCGACGCCGAGATACTACGGCGAATTCCGCGACGCGGTACTCCGAGGCGAGATTCCGGTCAACCGTGAAATCGCAATGGAGATGAACCGGATCGATGCGCTCATTGCCAACCCAAACTTCTTCTACGACGACAAAGCAGTGGACGGTTTCATACTCTACTGTGAGAACGAGCTTACGCTAACAGACGGTAGCGATGTGCATCTGCTTCCGTCATTCAAACTCTGGGCCGAACAGATTTTCGGCTGGTATTACTTCGTTGAACGCAGTGTCTATCAACCGTCGAAAGACAATCATGGTGGACGTTACGTTAAGAAGACGATAAAAAAGCGTCTAGTTACGAAGCAGTATTTGATTGTCGCTCGTGGCGCAGCGAAGTCGATGTACGCTTCGTTCATCCAAAGCTACTTCTTGAATGTCGACACTTCGACGACACACCAAATCACCACCGCGCCAACAATGAAACAAGCAGACGAAGTGATGTCACCTATTCGGACGGCTATCACGCGCGCGCGTGGACCGCTGTTCAAGTTCCTCACCGAAGGCTCGATGCAGAATACTACTGGCGCTAAGTGGTTGCGTCAGAAGTTAGCGTCGACCAAAAAGGGGATCGAGAACTTCTTGACTGGATCTCTGCTTGAGATTCGGCCAATGGCCATCAACAAGCTGCAAGGCTTGCGTCCTAAGGTTTCAACGATCGACGAATGGCTCTCTGGCGACCTTCGTGAAGATGTAGTTGGTGCGGTCGAGCAAGGCGCGTCCAAACTCGAAGACTACTTGATCGTTGCCATCTCTTCAGAGGGAACTGTTCGTAACGGTTCAGGCGACACAATCAAAATGGAACTCGCTGACATCCTCAAAGGCGAGTACTATGCACCACATGTTTCGATCTGGCATTACAAGCTGGACGAAATCGAAGAAGTTGCCGATCCTGCCATGTGGCCAAAGGCGAATCCGAACATAGGGTTGACAGTTTCTTACGAGACATATCAACTAGATGTCGAAAGAGCCGAAAAAGCGCCAGCTGCAAGGAACGACATCCTTGCGAAACGGTTCGGTATCCCTATGGAGGGTTACACCTACTTCTTCACTTATGAGGAAACTCTTCCGCATCGTCCGCGAGACTTCTGGCGACTGCCTTGTTCGCTTGGTGCCGACCTTTCGCAGGGTGATGACTTCTGTGCGTTCACGCTCCTCTTCCCACTCGACGGTGAGAAGTTTGGAATCAAGACTCGAAGCTACATCACATCGTTGACTCTCATGCGTTTGCCTGGCGCCATGCGCCATAAGTACGACGAGTTCATCAACGAGGGCAGTTTGCACGTCCTCGAGGGAACCGTTCTCGACATGATGGAAGTCTACGACGATTTGGATGCCTTCATTGAGCAATCCGAGTACGACGTTCGTACTCTAGGCTACGACCCCTATAACGCCAAAGAATTCGTGACTCGCTGGGAAGCTGAGAACGGTCCATATGGCATCGAGAAGGTAATCCAGGGGGCAAAGACCGAGTCTGTTCCTCTCGGTGAGTTGAAGAAGCTCAGCGAGGAGCGAATGCTCATCTTCGATCAAGGGTTGATGACGTTCGCTATGGGCAATGCGATCACACTGGAGGACACAAACGGGAACCGCAAGCTTCTAAAGAAGCGACAGGAAGAGAAGATCGACAACGTGTCCGCATTGATGGACGCCTACGTCGCGTACAAACTCAACAAGGAGGCATTCGAGTGAGAGGAGGTGACACATGGCAACACTCGGTTCGCGGTTGAAGCACGCATGGAATGCGTTCACTCGACAGGAACCAGAAGAAGTCTTCACTGGTGCCTACGGAACAGTCACGAGCACTCGACCTGACCGAAACCGGGTTCACTATTCGAACGAGCGATCGATCGTCTCCTCGGTTCTTACTCGCATCGCCATCGACGCAGGCATCATGGATCTGAAACACGTTCGTCTGGACGATCAAGATCGATTCAGCGGCGTCATCAGAGATGGTTTGCATAATTGTCTTACGGTCGAAGCGAATGTCGATCAATCCGCATTGGCGTTCAAGATCGACACGGTTCTGACGCTTCTCGATCAGGGCGTCATCGCTGTTGTTCCGGTAGATACGACGATCAATCCAGCGGAAAGCACCAGTTTCGACATCCAGACGATGCGAGTCGGCAAGATCGTCAGCTGGTATCCGTATCACGTTCGAGTCGAGCTGTACAACGAGCGGACTGGACTGCGAGAGCAGATCACTCTGGAGAAGAAGTCCGTCGCCATCGTCGAGAACCCGTTGTACTTGGTGATGAACGAGAAGAGTTCGACTCTTCAGCGACTGATTCGGAAGCTAAACATCCTCGACGCCGTTGACGAACAGTCCGGCTCGGGCAAACTCGATCTGATCATCCAGCTTCCGTACGTCGTCAAGTCCGAAAGCCGTAGGCAGCAAGCTGAACAACGCCGCAAGGACATCGAGTTCCAACTCAGCGGAAGCAAGTACGGCATTGCTTATGCTGACGGAACCGAAAAGATCACGCAGCTGAACCGACCAGCCGAGAACAATCTGTTGAGCCAGGTTCAGTATCTGACTGCGTTGTTGTACAGCCAGCTGGGCATCACCGAAGAAGTCATGAACGGAACCGCTGACGAAGCGACGATGCTCAACTACTACAACCGGACGGTCGAGCCGATTCTCCAGGCCATCGTCGAGGCCATGCGACGCACCTTCTTGACCAAGACGGCGCGAACGCAGGGACAGTCGATCATGTACTTCCGTGATCCGTTCAAGTTGGTTCCCATCGGCGGGGATAATGGTTTGGCAACCATTGCGGACAAACTTTCGCGGAACGAAATTGTTACGCCGAATGAGCTTCGAGGTGCGATGGGAATGGTCCCGTCGAAGGATCCAAATGCCGACAAGCTCATGAACAGCAACATGCCACAACCAAATCCAAACCAAACACAGAACCCGCCAGCTCCGTCGGGGCAGGCACCGACAAGTGCGGAAGGAGACAGTCAAAATGGGAGCTGATTTCAGCGGCTACGTGACCCGGGCTGACCTCAAGTGCACCGACGGACGGACCATCAAGCCCGAAGCGTTCCAGCACATGGATGGGCAGACGGTTCCTCTGGTCTGGCAGCACGGTCACGACAGCCCAGACAACGTTCTGGGTCACGTGGACCTGGAGGCTCGTCCGGATGGCGTCTACGGCTACGCGTACTTCAACAGCACGCCGCAGGGCAAGAACGCCGACATCCTTGTCCAACACAAGGACATCACTCGCCTTTCGATCTACGCAAACGGTTTGGTCGAGAAGGCCAAGCAGGTCTACCACGGCTTCATTCGCGAGGTCAGCCTCGTTCTGGCCGGCGCCAATCCCGGCGCGTTCATCGATCAGGTCGCGGTGCGTCACGCCGATGGCAGTGTCGATGAGATCGAGGGCGAAGCCATCATCTACACCGGTCTGGTCATCGAGCACGAGGACAAGCCCGAGCAGTCCAAGACCGACGAGACCGTCCCCGACGACAAGGTCGAGGACAAATCCGAAGAGTCCACCGAGGACGACACGGACAAGGTCGAAGACTCCAAGACGGAGGAAGAGGCGGTCGAACACTCCGCTGAGAATCCCACCGTTCAGGAGATCTACGACTCCATGAACGACGCACAGAAGCAGGTCGTTCAGTACATGGTAGGTGCCGCCATCGAGGGCGCCAGCTCCTCTCACTCCGACAAGAAGGACGAGGGCGACCTCGAACACAAGGAAGGAACGGAAATGACCCGTAACGTCTTCGATCAGAACGACGGTGGCGACACCAAGACGGCCGAGCGTCGGTCTCTGAGCCACGACGACATGAAGCAGATCGTTCAGGACGCCGTCAACTGCGGCTCGCTGAAGGCTGCGGTCGAGGGCTACGCCCTGAAGCACAACATCGACAACATCGACGTCCTGTTCCCGGACCCCAAGTCCGTCGACGCGACGCCGCAGTTCGATTCGCGACGGATGGCGTGGGTGCAGGGAGTCATCAACGGCACCCGCAAGACGCCCTTCAGCCGGATCAAGTCGCTGACCGCCGACATCACCATGGAGGAGGCGCGGGCGAAGGGCTACATCAAGGGGAACCTGAAGAAGGAAGAGTTCTTCAGCGTCTCCAAGCGGACCACCGGCCCGACCACGATCTACAAGAAGCAGAAGCTCGACCGCGACGACATCCTGGACATCACCGACTTCGACGTGGTGGCCTGGATGAAGGGCGAGATGCAGCTGATGCTGCGCGAGGAAGTCGCGCGCGCGATCCTCATCGGCGACGGCCGCGATGTCGGCGACGAGGACAAGGTCAAGGACCCCATGGGTGCACAGGACGGTCTCGGCATCCGCTCGATCCTGAACGACCACGAGCTGTACGCCGCTCACATCAACGTCACCAAAGGCGACGGCAGCACGACCGCTCTGACGAAGCTGATGGACGAGCTCGTCAAGGCGCAGCGGTTCTACAAGGGCAGCGGTTCGCCGACGCTCTACACCACGCTGCCGAACGTCACCGATCTGCTCCTGCTCCGCGACTCGCTGGGCCGGCGTCTCTACCGGACCCGGGCCGACCTGGCCGCCGAGATGGGCGTCGCAGACATCGTCGACGTCGAGGTCATGGAGGACGAGACCGACCTGTTCGGGATCATCGTCAACCTGAGCGACTACACGGTCGGCACCGACCGTGGCGGGGAGACGACCTTCTTCGACTTCTTCGACATCGACTACAACCAGTACAAGTACCTCTACGAGGGCCGTGCTTCGGGCGCTCTGACCAAGATCCGTTCGGCGCTGGTCGTCCACCTGGAGTCCTCGTCCGACACCCTGGTCGACCCGATCACCGAGCCGACCTTCGTCGAGTCCACCGGCGTGGTGACGATCCCGACCCAGACGGGCGTGGTCTACAAGAACGCCGACACCAGCGCCACTCTCACCGCCGGCGCCCAGACCGCTCTCGCGGCTGGAGACACGCTGAACGTCATCGCGGTTCCCGCTTCCGGCTACTACTTCGAGTCGGACCAGCAGGACCAGTGGTCGTTCACGCGGCCGGCCTGATCTGACCGACCGCGATGAGATTCTACGGTGAAGTCGGCTATGCGGATGAGACCGTAGAAAGTCCCCCCGACTCCGGCGTGTGGGTCGATAACATCATCGAGAAAGTATATTTCGGTGACGTTCTTCGGAACACGCGTCGGATGTCGGAGGGACAATCTCTGAACAACGATCTCTCCGTAAACAACTCGATCAGCATCGTCGCGGACGCTTACGCCAGCGAAAACTTCATGAAGATGCGCTATATCCGATGGAACGGAGTTCTTTGGTCGGTGGACGTTGTGGAAGTGCAGCGTCCTCGTCTGATTCTCCAGTTGGGAGGTGTCTACAATGGACCGGTCGGAACTGCACCAGGTCCTTAAGGCCATCACGTCCAACGTATATTTCCAACCACCATCGAATGTGGCGCTTCAGTACCCCTGCATAGTCTATCAACGCGATTATGCAGACACGAAGTTCGCTGATAACTCGCCGCATCGAATCACCAGGCGTTATCAGGTGATGGTTGTCGATCGAGATCCCGACAGTGCGATCCCAGCAAAGATCGCAGAACTGCCGATGAGTACGTTCAATCGTTTCTTTGCGGCAGACGATCTCAACCACGATGTGTTCACTGTGTTCTTCTAGAAGGGAAGAAGCATGACCCAGCTCACTTGGGACAACATCGGGGAGCGTGAGTACGAGACCGGTGTCGACCACGGCGTTCTCTACATCCCCACCGATGGCGTCTACGACGATGGCGTGGCCTGGAACGGTCTGACGACCGTCACCGAGTCGCCCTCGGGCGCCGAGTCCAACAAGCAGTACGCGGACAACCAGGTTTACGTGAACCTGATCTCGGCGGAGCAGTTCGACGGCACCATCGAGGCCTTCACGTACCCGAAGGAGTTCGAGCAGTTCGACGGCAAGGCCACGCCCACGCCGGGTGTGACCGTTGGTCAGCAGGACCGCGGTGTGTTCGGCTTGTCGTACCGCACCCTCAAGGGCAACGACCAGGAGGGAACGGCCTACGGCTACAAGCTGCACCTGGTGTACGGCTGCCAGGCAGCTCCCTCGGAGCAGGCGCACGCGACGGTCAACGACTCGCCGGAGGCGCTGAACTTCAGCTGGACGATCTCAACCACGCCAGTACCGGTGACCGGCCACAAGCCGACCTCCACGCTGACGATCGATTCGACCGAGGTCGACGGCACGCTGCTGAGCCAGCTCGAGGATCTGCTGTACGGCACGTCGAGCACCAGCCCGCAGCTGCCCACGCCGGACCAGGTGATCGCGCTCTTCGAGGGCACGTCGACCAACGTCAACCTGAACACCGCGGCGAACCAGCCGACCTACGACTCGGGTACCCACGTGGTCACTCTGCCGGCGGTCACTGGCGTCCAGTGGAAGGTCAACGGCGTCAACAAGGCCTCGGGTGCTCAGCCCGCGCTCACCGCTGGTCAGACCGCAGTGGTCGAGGCCGTGGCGCAGTCCGGATACATCCTCGAGGGCGACACCGACTGGGCATTCGACTACTAGTCGAGCCCGACAAACTGATGGAGGCGAGAGAATGCTCAGGTTAATAGTCCCAGGAGACGAAGCTTACGATGAATCTACCTCGGAGTTCGTCACGGTAGGGGACATCATACTGGACCTAGAGCATTCTCTTGTCTCGGTGTCAAAATGGGAGTCGAAATACAAGAAGCCGTTTCTTTCTGAAGCAAAGAAAACTACAGAGGAAACGCTTGACTACATCAAACTTATGGTTTTGACCTCGGACTTTCCTCCGGAGGTTTTCTCCAGACTGACTCCTGACAACTTAACAGAGGTAAACAACTACATACAAGATCCAATGACTGCTACTTGGTTTAACGAGATGAAGAAAGCCCCGAAGACGTCTGAGACGATCACTTCAGAGCTGATCTACTTCTGGTTGTCCACGTTCAGCATTCCGTTCGAACCGGTTGAGCGATGGCATCTCAACCGTTTGTTGACGCTGGTCAAGATTTGCAGCATCAAGAACTCCAAGCCCGAGAAGGTAGACAAGGCTACCGCTGCAGAACGGCGTCGAGAACTGAATGAGCGACGGCGGAAAGAATTCAACACTCGAGGATGAAAGGAGGCGAGCATGACAAAGCTTCTTTGGGATCAGGTAGGTACTCGTCTGGTCGAAGCAGGAGTCGACCGTGGCGTTCTCTACCCCCGAACAAAGATCGGCGTATCTTGGAGCGGTCTAGTTTCGGTGGACGAAAGTCCTCTGGGTGGTGAAACCACTCCGATTTATCTCGATGGCGTCAAGTATCTAGACGTCGTTGCGAGTGAGGACTACAAGGCAACCATTGCCGCGTTTTCTGCTCCGGAGGATTTCAATCCCTGCGACGGAAACGTGTCTCTCGCCCCGGGACTCATCGCAACACAGCAACCTCGAGCCAGATTCGGGTTCTCTTACCGAACGTTGATCGGGAATGACACGGATGGCATGGCCTACGGTTACAAACTCCATCTCGTGTACAACTGTATTGCTTCTCCCACTTCGAGAGCCAACAAGACTCTCAGCACTACAGCAGACCCCACGGATTTGTCTTGGGAGATCAATTCTGTACCACCTCAGGCCACAGGATACAAGCCCACCGCTCACTTTGTTGTCGACTCCACCAAAGCGGATCCTACTGCTCTCGCAAACTTGGAGACGCTGTTGTACGGCAACGATCTCGCAGACGATCTCGAGATCAACGCGCAACTTCCAACTCAGGAGACGGTAATCGCGACTCTATTGGGGTCGTAATGTCAAAACTGACTTGGGATCAGAACAACTACAGCGCAGGAATAGATCGGTGCGTGATATATTTGCCCACCGGAGCAGTTGCGTGGAGTGGAGTTACCTCCGTAACTGAGAATCCTGATGCACTGACAGGCGATTCGGTATATTTGGATGGCGTCAAATATTTGACCCCACAATTCGTCGGAGATTTCCTTCTTGGCGTCGACGCATTCACATATCCCGATGAATTCTCGGACTACACGAGATCGTTTGGTTTTTCGTACCGAGAAAACAATCAGATCCATCTCGTCTATAATTGCCGCGCAGAGCCATCTGATGTGGCATGGAAAACTGAAACGAATAGTATTGCTCCGGCGGGATTCTCATGGAAATTCGTGACTGTTCCCGTCGAGTATCCTGGAATTAAGCCGACAGCTCACTTCATACTCGACTTGTCGCTTATTCCGGATAACGTCGTTTCAGCTTTCGAAGATGTGCTTTACGGCACCGATACGGATGCTGCTCAACTGCCTTCGTTCGGCTATTTCCTTGAACTTCTGCTAACCATGACTGTTCTTCGTGTGTTCAACCACGGAGACGGAACATGGACAGCAATTGGTCCTGACGAAGCAGTGGTGTGGCTCGACGACACTACTTGGCAACTCACTTGGCCCACCGCAGTCTATATTGACGCGGATTCGTACACGCTTAGCAGCGATTAGGAGGACACGTGGCAACGATTACCGGATTCACCGCTGCGCGTGAACAAGCGATCGAAGACGCAACTATCGTCGATGCGACTGTCGATGGCAGCGGTCATCTGATCCTGACTCGCCACGACGGATCAACTGTAGATGCCGGTTTGGTCAAAGGAGATACCGGCGCCACAGGAGCTACTGGAGCTACTGGAGCTACAGGCCCAGCAGGCGCAGATGCAGACCTCACCATGGGTAAGTTTCTTGGGAGTTCGAAAAGTGCCAGTACAGACACCGTCACGTTGTCGACGACATCTATATTTCTTCTTCCCGTTGTCAAAGTGACGTTCACACTTGCGGCGCAACGCAGAATACGTATCGAGGTGAATGCGAACTTCACTCCAGCCGCGACAGCAGCCCGAGACGATGCTGTATATCCGATGTACGTTTCTGGATCAACAGCAACGCTCACTGGAGCCGTAAACCTGGCTAGCGATGGCTCGACACAGAAATACGGTAATCCAGCAAATACCGGTGGTCCGGGTCGTAGTTCGGTCAACGCCGCTCGAGATGCTCTTCTCGCTGCAGGCACATACACCGCGTTCATCGGTGTTGCTCGAGTTCAGGGCGGAAACGCTGCTGATACCGCTAGCCTCGGTTACTGTGCCGTTTACGACGCCGGACCGACCTGAGAGGAGAAATTGTGAGACTGTTGTTCGGTAGCACTTCCACAGTTGAGCAAACTCAGCTCAGTTTGTGGGTGCCATTCAAAGAGAGTGGCGATTTCACCATCGCACAGTACCTCGCTGCAGGATACGACACCTACGACGCCTGGATTGTAGGTGGAGGTGGCTCCGGCGGTGGTGGAGGAATGGGTTGGGGTCAATCGGCTGAACCTGGTCTTCCTACATCACATCGTCACGGAGGTGGAGGAGGCGGAGGAGGCGGAGCTGGCGGCATTAGAGCCGTGTTCGCACTTTCGCTAGCCAGCCTTTCTGCCAGCAATCCAGTTGTTGTCGCTGAATCCGTCGCGGGTGGTGCTCGTACTGCTTTCGGAACCACTGGAAACGATTCGTCTTTTGCGGGCTACACCGCATATGGAGGCGGCAAAGGCGCACCCGGTGGAAACGCAACCAGCACCAAGATCGGTGGTGGAGGTGGAGCTGGCGCAGGAGCTGGTAATGACTTTGGAGCCGCGGGATCCGCTGCTTCAAACGAATTCGCTGGTGCCGGTGGTACAGGCTTCGACGGAGCTGGTAGCGGAGGTACGGGCGGTCAATCTGGCGCACCCAGAACCGACGGCACGAGTGCCACGACCGATTACTACTCGAACTTCATTGGTTCTGGTGGAGGCGGTGGAGGCGGTGGCTCAGGTTCGTCATATTACTCCGACATGAGTCAAATCCTCAATCTTGTTGGCGGTCGCGGTGGCGACGGAACTGGTCTTATGAACGGAGGCGGTAATGGTTCTTGGCCTGAGGCGTTTCCGACGGATTACCGGCCCGGTACCTCTTACGTCTTCGGAGGTGGCGGAGGTGGGGGTGGAGCTGGCGCGAACCTTGACCTCCTTACTGGAACGAATTTCACCGGTAACGGCCGCGGTGGTGGACCTCTCAATGGAGGCACAGAAGGCTCGGATGGACAGTTGCCGGGCGCTGGGGGTTCGGGTGGTAAAGGCGGTGTCGACTATGGCACCTTCGACGACAACCCCACAAAATGTACCCCCGGATACGCCGGCGCAGCAGGAATGGTCCTAATCCGCGTCTACAAGCTCATCTGAGTTAGGAGGAGTCAATGGCGATCATATTTAAGTCCAAAGGCTCCTTCAACAAGACGGAAGCCTTCCTGCGCAGAATAAAAGATGAGGAAGCCTTCAAAATACTCGATGAGTATGGCGCAAAAGGTGTTGCGTTGTTGGCCAGTGCTACTCCCACGGATACCGGGGAGACTGCGCACTCGTGGTACTACGAGATCGTGCATAAGCACGGCCATCACGCAATCATATTTCACAACTCGCACGTGGTAGATGGGCGACCGATTGCCATCCTGATCCAATACGGACACGGGACCGGTACCGGCGGTTTCGTACAAGGGAGAGACTACATCAACCCCGTGATCAGACCACTGTTCCAGCAAATAGCCGACGAAGTGTGGAAGGCGGTGAATAAGTAATGGCGACTGTTGAAGATCGCGTAATCCAGTTGGAGCTAGAAAATCGGGGCTTCACACAAGCAGCTTCGGTTGCTCTGGGTATGCTGCAGAAGCTCAAGGATGCTGTCAACTTCGGCATATCCAAGAAGAACGGCCTCGACGAGGTTCAGGCTTCTGCTAACAAGTTCAGCATGGGCAACGTCAATAGCGAAGTTGACAAGTCCAGCGGCCACTTCAATGCTTGGAAGACTGCCGGTCTCATTGCTTTCGCCACTGTAGTTCACCAGGCAGTCCTCGCCGGCGAACGAGTCGTTTCAGCCTTCACGATTGACCCCATCAAGGCTGGTCTCCAGAACTACACGACTCAGATCAACGCAGTTCAGACCATTCTCGCCAATACCTCCGGTAGCGGCACAACTCTTCAGACGGTCACTAAGTACTTGGACCAGCTGAACACGTACGCCAACCAGACAGTGTTCAGTTTCGCCGACATGGCGAAGAACATCGGTACGTTCACTGCGGCCGGCGTGGATCTGAAGACCTCGGTCTCCTCGATCAAGGGTATTTCCAACCTGGCAGCTCTTTCGGGCTCGAGCGCGGATCAAGCCTCGACGGCGATGTACCAGCTGTCGCAGGCTATCGCTGCTGGCTCGGTCAAGTTGCAGGACTGGAACTCGGTGGTCAATGCCGGACTGGGCGGCAAGGTCTTTCAGAACGCTTTGATCAAGACAGCCGAGGCACACGGCGTCGCTGTCGACAAGATGATCAAGAAGGACGGCAGCTTCCGCGAGTCGCTGCAAGAGGGCTGGATCACTTCCAAGATCCTGACTGAGACTCTGTCGCAGTTCACGGGAGATCTGAGTGCTGCACAGCTCAAGGCTATGGGCTTCACCGATCAAGAGGCCCAATCGATCCTCAAGCTCGGCAAAACTGCTGTTGGTGCTGCCACCAAGATCAAGACCATCAGTCAGCTGACTGATGCTCTGAAGGAAGAAGTCGCTTCCGCGTGGGCCAACGTCTTCAAAGCTATATTTGGCGACATCAACCAGGCGACGGATCTGTTCACCAAGGTCCACAACGCCGCCGAGAAAGCCCTGACTGGTCCTGTCAACCACTTGGCGGATCTGCTCAATGCCGCGTCCAAGCTCGGCGCTCGCACCAAGGTCATCGACGGCTTCACTCAAGGTATTCATGCTTTGGGTGCAGTACTTGGTGCCGTTAAGGCTGGGTTCCGAGAGATCTTCCCACCGAAGACGGCGCAAGACCTGCTTCGGTTCTCGACGCAGTTCGACAACTTGATGAAGATGTTGGTTCCCAGCAAGGCAACTCTGCAGGGAATCAAAACGGTATTCGCTGGCGTGTTCGCAGCCATCGATATCGGTCGTCAAGTAGTCAAGGGCATCGTAACTGTCTTCGGTAGTCTTCTCGCCCAGTTTTCCGGGGTGGGTGGTGGCTTCTTCAAGTTGATCAAGCCCGTCTCCGATTGGCTTGTGGCTCTCGATCAGGCGCTCAAGAAGGGCGATGCGCTCGAGATCTGGTTCAACAAGGTTGCGTTCTTCGCTGCCGAGCCGATTATCGCACTCAAGGCAATTGGGTCCGCGATTGCGGCGTTGTTCTCCGGATTCCGCAAGAAGGATGCGGACGGTGTTACCGGAACGCTCGATCGAGTGCAGCAACGCCTCGAGCCGCTTAAGGAACTGCTCTCGAACCTGGGCAGTGGTATCAGTGGATTCGTCAAGGAGCTGGCACAAGAAGTAAAGCCGGCTTTGGACGGCGTAGTTGCGCTGTTTGGGGCACTTGGGCAGAACATTGCCAACGCCATGAAGAACGGCGACTTCAACCACGTTCTAGACGTCATCAACACCGCTCTTCTCGGGGGCATTCTGCTCCTGGTGAAGAAATTCCTCTCCGGTGGCATCAACATCGACATCGGAAAGGGCATATTTGGCAAGATCGGGGAGACCTTCGAAACCTTGACGGGGTCTTTGAAGGCCATGCAAACCCAGATCAAGGCCAAGTCTCTGTTGCTCATCGCGGGTGCCATTGCGCTTCTCACAGCGTCTGTGGTGGCCTTGTCGCTGGTCAATTCCGAGGCACTCACCAAGTCACTCAAGGCGATGGCTGTCGGATTCGGGGAACTCCTCGGAGCCATGGCTGTCTTGACCAAGGTCACTAGTGGAGCGGGATTCGTCAAGCTTCCACTGGCGGCAGCTTCGCTCAATCTCTTGGCTACGTCCATTCTGATCCTTGCTGCGGCCGTAAAGGTCATGGCGAGTATGAGCTGGGACGAGCTCAAGAAGGGGTTGACTGGAGTCAGTGTGCTGCTGGCTGGCATATCAGCAGCAACTCTCATAATTTCGAAAAACTCCGGGAGTATGATTTCCGCGGGTGTCGGAATTATGGCAATTGCGGTAGCTATGAACATTCTGGCTGGCGCAGTCAAGCTGTTCTCCCTGATGAGTTGGGGAGATCTGATCAAGGGTCTCATCGGCGTTGTTACAGCGCTGTTGGCCATCGCAGTTGCTATGCGAGTGATGCCGAAGGGTATGGTCGCTCAAGCGGCTGCTCTCGTGCTTCTTGCCGGCGCACTGAACGCGCTATATTTCGCAGTCAACGACTTCTCCAAGCTTGACTGGAAACAACTCGGTCGGGGGTTGGGTGGAGTTGCTCTCGCGTTGGTAGCAATCGCTGCCGGCATGCGTGTGATGCCCAAGGGCCTAGCAGTGCAAGCTGCAGGGCTCATCATCGTGGCTGGTGCTCTACAGCTGATTCAGAAGGCTATCGTCGCGATGGCGAGCCTCTCGTTCGGAACACTCGGTAAGGGTCTCGGTTCCATTGCCGTATCGCTAGGTGTCCTCGCCGGTGCGATGTTCCTCATGCGTGGAGCTCTCCCAGGTGCAGCAGCTTTGCTCACCGTCTCGGGTGCTCTGGCAATTCTGGTACCGGTAATCGACAAACTCGGTAACGAGAGCTGGGGAAACCTTGCTAAGGGTCTAGGAACGACTGCGGTCGCTTTGGGCCTACTTGTCGCCGCGGGATATTTGGCAGAAGGTGCCTCACTGGGTCTCGCTGCCATGGCTGTCGCAGCTGTGGCGTTGGGTACAGGCGTTCTCCTCGCTGGGACGGGTGTGGCCGCTCTGGCTGCTGGTCTCGGTGTCCTGGGAGATCTCGGAGCCAAGGGCATTGCTGTCCTGATTCTGGCCATCCAAGCCATAGTCGAGGAAATCCCCAGCATCGCAGAAGCGTTCGCCGAGGGATTCATCAACATCCTCAAGGTCATCGGCGATAACGGTCCTTCGATCGTTGCCGCGTTCAGCACCATCATCGCTTCGATTGCCGCTGCGATCATTCTGGATGCGCCGCAGGTTGCGGACGCACTTGGTGCGGTTCTGCAGGCCTTCCTCAAGTTCCTGACCGACAATGCTCCAGATGTGGTAGCGGCTGGTCTCCAGCTTCTGACCGATTTGCTGTCGGGCATCAAGAACAACATCGTCAATGTCACCAACCAGGTCGCCGACATTGTCGTGAAGTTCCTGGATGCTCTGGCGAAGAAAGCGCCGTCTATTGTCGCGGCGGGTTTGGGTGTTCTCACGCAGTTCCTCAAGGGAATTGCGAATAACATCACCAAGGTCACGAACCAGGTCTTCAGCATCATCACGACGTTCATCACGGCGGTTGGTAACAATCTCAGTCGAGTAGTTACCGCCGGCGCAAACGCGATTATCCACTTCGTTACCGGACTGGGTAGAAACGCGACGAACATCGTCAACGCTGGTGCTGCAGCACTCGGGAAGTTCATCACGGGTCTGGCCAAGCAGTCGACGAACCTGGTTCTCGCTGCCGGCCAAGCCATTCTGGACTTCCTCGATGGTCTCGATCAAGCCATCAAGGTTTACGAGCCACAGATCATCGAGAAGTGTGTTCAGATCGGTGTCGACATCATCGAAGGCATCGTCAAGGGCATTGGTCAAAGCGCCTGGAAGATCGGTACTTCGTTGGTTGGTGCGGCCAAGGGTGCGCTGAGTAAAGTTGCCGGCGTCCTGCACATCAACTCGCCTTCGAAGCTGTTCGCCAAGGAGATCGGTGAGCCGATTTCTGAGGGTATCGGTTTCGGTGTCAAGAACGGTCAACACTTCATCGACGACAATTTGGCGAAGGTTACCAAGAGTGCGCTCGAGAACATCAAGTCGACGATCGGCTCCGTTCCGGACGCCATCAACGGCGTTATCAATGTCCAGCCCGTCATCACGCCCGTGCTTGACCTGTCCAAGGTCCAAAGCGATGCGTCGAAGATTGGTGCGATGATGATTCCGCCGCCCATTAACCCATCGACGGGTCTTGCCCAGGCGAGCTCCATTTCGCAGACGCAAGAGGCTGCCGCAACCGCGGATCAGGTCAACCCGATGGCCGGCGTTCGTGACATCACGTTCAAGCAATACAACACTTCGCCCGAATCTTTGTCCGAAGTCGAGATCTATCGTCGGACGAAGAACCAGCTGAGCCAAGCCAAATCTGCACTTGGTCTCTAAGTCATAGAAGGGTCATGCAGTTGATTACTCAATTGGAAGTGTTCACGCCTCGAGTAACCAACTCGCCTCTTCCGGTCACGGATGGGACCGAGGAAACAGATCCGATCCAGATCAAGAAAATCGATGGCTTGGGGCCCGTCAATGCGACGGTCAACACAGATCAGTATGGATCGGTCGACGGCGAGTTCTACAACGGAAGCAACACAGGCAAGCGCAACATTGTACTGACACTCCTTCTGAATCCAGACTGGTCGAGTCAGACGATCGAACAACTTCGCCAGGTTCTATATCGCTACTTCATGCCGAAGAACGAAGTGACGCTTCGGTTCACAAGTACGCATATGGCTCAAGTGGAGATCACAGGGTATGTGGAATCCTGCGAGCCGAATTTGTGGGATAAAGATGCTGAGTACCAGGTCTCCATCATCTGTCCTGACGCAGCGTTCGTTGCTACGCAACCTTCGAACATACAAGGCACGACACTCGCGTTCGGCAGTAACAGCTTCACCAGCATCGACTACGAGGGGACTTTGCCTGCTGGTTTCGTCTTGCGTGTTGCGGCCAACACCGCCAACCCAAGTGCCACAGGCGAGGTCCGCCTCGTCAACACTAACCCCGACATCACCATTCTGATCGTCACTGGTACGACGGTCGACAGCACACATTCGCTCGAATTTGGCACGTCGCAGGGCGACAAGTACATCGACGAGATCCCTCTTCCGTCGGGCAGCAGCTCAAGTCTGCTAGGCAAGTTGGCTGACGGCAGTAACTGGCCGACGTTGGACGAGGGCATCAACGAATTCCAAGTCCTAGCTGCGGATCCGGGGCAAGATTGGTCGATGACGTACATCGCTAGATACGGAGGTCTTTAGTGGATATTTACACTCTAGACGACACCTTCGTAAAAGAAAGCCCCATCGACGAGTTCACTTCGGTGATTTGGACAGAGCGATACAACGCCGCAGGAGACGTGACGCTCACATATCCTGACGGCAGTCCGAATTCGAAACTGATCAGCGAAGGCACGTTCCTCTACACACCCGATTCCGACGACATCATGTTGATCGATACGATCGACACCGAGAAGAAGGTAACGAAAGCTACGGGGCAAACCCTCACGGGATTCCTCACGCAGCGAATGTGTCGTTTCACCTGGCATACCGACAGTGATAGTTTCATGCTCACTGGATCTGCAGCTGCAATTGCCAGCGCGATTGTGTCACAAATGTGCACGCCTGGTGGTGCGATGTCTACCACTGCGGTTCTCGCTGGTACAGCAGGCACGTTGGAGTTGATTCCTAATCTGACGATTGGGACTCCAGCTGGTGGTACCAGCATCACCGTCGCTGTTCAGAACGGAAACGTCTATGACGCGGTCAAAGCAGTCGCCGATTTGGACAACGTCGGGTTCTGGCTTCGCTGCACGGACATATTTGCGGGAACTGCTCCGCTTCTCTTCCAGACCTACAAGGGTTTGGATCGCACGACCAGCCAGTCCACGAACGACCCGGTTATATTCTCGGAAGCGATGGATTCGTTCACCGATGCCAACAAACTTCGGTCGATCGCTGGCTACAAGACTGTGGCGTACGCCGTTGCAAACGGTATGACGGCACAGAGCAGCATGGGTGTTGCTTATGCCCCCGGGTTCACTCCTACCGATGTCGGCTTCAAACGCCGGACCATGATGGTAGAGGCTACGGACGTCAACGCAACGGACTACACAGCCACGGATTTGACGAACATCTTGAATCAGAAGGCTGTCGATGCCTTGGCCAACAACAACTACGTCCACATGACTGACGGACAGCTGGTTCCACAACTCAAGTACGTTTACGGAACCCACTACAACTTGGGAGACATCATCGAGTTGCGTGCCGACGACGATGTTGCGCAGGCTGCTCGTGTCATCGAATACGTTCGTTCTGTGGACGTTTCGGGAAAGAAGGCCTATCCAACCTTGTCAGTCGTCGCTTAAGGAGTGCCCATGCTTGGTGATATTGCGTTATCTGATCTCTCAACAGGGGCACTTCTGGCATTGGTCGTCTTGATGATTCTGACGGGCATGCTTGTACCTCGACGAGTCCTTAAAGACAAAACGGACGAAGCAGAACGGTGGAGAAAAGCCTATGAAGCCGAACGCACTGCCCGTGGAATCGCTGATGCTCAGACCAATGAGCTTCTGGAGCTGGCAAAAACTACGCACGATTTTATTCTCGCCATGGGCAAAGCGAGCGCCAAGATCCGCGAATCAGGGGACGCAGATGCGTCTGCCATGGATGCGTAGGACGAACGGCGAATCACGTGAGGCTCTCCGCGATGCTGAGGAGAATCTCGCCCGTACTCAGGCTCGCAACATCGAGGTGTACGAAGTTGCGGGGAAGCTCAAGCGTACTCGTGAAAGGAACCACTTCGCGAGCGATATTTACACCATCATGCGAGGACATCCCCCAGAAAGAGACGCGCAATGACGCATGATATTCACACCCTCATCCAAATTCTGCGCGCTGTCCTGATTGTGGCGGCTGTCAGTGCAACGTCGTTTCCGTTCGTCTACTCGTTCTTTCCTTGGCGTCGGTCATTGATTGGGCGAGTTTTGATGACGTATGCGATATCATTGGCAGTCGCCCTGGACGTGTCATGTCTATTCGCCTACTGGCGACCCAAGAACATCTTGATTCAGTTCTGGGTAGACGTGATCTGTTTTACCTTCATCGCCATCGCCAGTGCGCTGATGACGGCAGTGATGATCGGCGCAAACTATAAGAGCCACCGAAAACTAAGGAGAACAAAATGACTGAGCCCACCAAGCCGGCGCAGGATCACCTGCTCAGCAACAAGTGGTACGACACGCTGAAGTTCATCGCGCTCGTGCTGCTTCCG